TGATTAATACCTACAGTATCCATGTCAACACCTATACCCCATTCTTTCATAAAGTAATGAGCTATATCAAACATTTCTGGATTGTCTGTTGCGTCTCCATTTAAACCTTTAAACTTAATTCTTTTTAGATGTGCCTTTTCCATAAAGTCCTGACTAAATGATTCTCTAACTTGATCTAGTGTTAAATATTCTTTTCCATTAGATAGTTCAAACTGTACTCTTTCAGGTAAATACGGATATAAATCTGTTGCTTTGTTATACATTTTGTCAACCTGTTCTGGTGTGTAGTCTTCATACCAATATGGTAATGCTACAATATCCTCGTCTGTAGTTTCAGGATATGAAGCAGTAGCATTTTGTATAAAAGGTATATCGCCTTCATCTATTAAAAACTTTTCACTAAATACATCAAAGTTATATAATAAATCATCTTCATTCTTATTCCATTCCTCTAATATTTTTTCCACTCTACTATTGTGGTATAATACATAACATAGATTACCGTCTTCCAGCAATAATTTGCGGTTGGTCTTATAAGTCTCTATGACGCTTATGTTATTCAGTATAACATTTGGAGTTATAAACAATAAGGACTCACCAGGATTTGTTCTTTCCATTAGATCTATTTCAATCCAATCCTTACCATACTTAGGAACATGGAATTGAATGTTATCTATAAAACCCTCTTTCTTCTTAGTCTTATTAATAACATCCATCTCTTGTTGGGTAGTGAATACCCAAAAGTCAAACGGCTCTTCAATCAGTTTTTTAGCCTGAGTATAAAAAGCATTTATTTGTGTTTGACTATAATTATTGTCTAGCTGATTTGCTACCAGTGTTACCATTCCAAAATCTCAATAATGTCTCATCTTCTAATTCATCTATTTTTATTTGCTTTTCTCTTAAAGGGTGTGGGTTTGAATCCACATTGAAAAGACAAATTTTACATTCTTCTCTATATTTATGTGTCTCTAAATCACTTGGAAATTCTTGTCCTCTATTGTATGAGTAAACCCATTCAAAAGGTATGTTGTTCCAAAAGTCTCTTTGTCTCCAATAGTGATAATTATCTGAACCTTTAAAAAATGTTTTAAATACTTTCTCATCACTATCCATTACGTCCCAGAATATATGTTCACATTGGTCATTTTGCCAACACATCATACTAGAGTTAAAATATGTTCCTCTTACTTCAATAAAAAATCTATTGTCTATGTGTCTAGGGTCGTCCCAACGTGAGTGAATTAATCTAGGTTTCTGTGCTAGTTCATCTAAGTCTGTTATATCACCATGTAATATTACATCTAAATCAAAATAACACCATTTGCCTTCATACCCTAACCAATTATGAGAGTTAAAAACTAAAAACTTAGATCTATCCCAACAGTAATTTTCTTTTCCAAACCAATACTTAGGATGTAAAGGATCTATTACAGGGATATCAACAGTATCACATTCTAATCCTTCTTTGTCATCTGTATAACAAGTGAAAGTGAATTCATTATGATAGTTCTCTTGTACCATACGATACAGATTGTTAACATAGTGTGGTTCGTATTTAGTGCCCCACTTGATGCATACAAAGTTCATCATATTCTTTTGCAATCTCCGGGTGTCTATCTTGTCCGTTTAATAAACAGATTGTAAATTCAGGCCTATATTTTCTTCCGGCATATAAGTATGAATATACTTCTGAATTAGGTAAATGTTCAAATGTAAAACCTTCATGGTATAAAAAAGTATCATCTCCATAAGGGTATTTAACTATATATTCGTCTGGATTTCTATTGTAATGATTCCAAATATGTGTGGCATCGTTCCACATCATTATACTAGAATTATAGTTACTTAATGGAAACTTATCTCTATAAGGATAATCTCCTATAGGCATTTTATCTTTTTTATCTTTCCACCAAGTATAACATATAATAGGATTTTCTCCACAATAATCAAACAAATGATCTATTGGTTTTTGTATTCTAACGTCTAAATCTAGATAAAGTATTGGACCACCAAAGTTAAATTGAAATAATTTTAACTTTTCCATATTACCTTCTGGTTCATGTTCCATATAAATAATCCCTATATTGGGGTCTAACCCTTTAGGATCGTCTGTTACACAGACATAATTATACTTGCCTTCGGTATGTTCATATATGGAGTTTACATCATCTGATGTGTATTTTTCACCATATTTTAATGTCAAAATTGTTTTCACTTAATTTCCAATTGTAATGTCTTTTATTTATAAATAAGACTATATACAATAATTAAGAGAAAAACACCAATATGGCAACGGTTCATAACATAGTAATAGATCAGGGCACAACATTTTCCATAGAACTAACAGTTCAAAACGATGATGGCTCTGCAAAGAACTTAGCTAATTATACAGTAGCAGCACAGATGAGAAAATCATATGATGCAACTACTAAAACAGATTTTACAACGGCTAAAGTCGATGCTACAGGTGTGATTACTTTATCTTTAACAGCAGCACAAACTACTGCTTTAAAGTCAGGTAGATATGTATATGATTGTGAGATAACAGCAACATCTCCCGCAGAAACTATAAGAGTGGTTGAGGGTATTGTTACTATAACACCAGAAGTTACTAAGTAATATAAATAAGAGGTAATAGATGAGTAAAGTTACAGTTAAATTAGGAAGTTCAAGAGTAGTTACAAGCGCTGCTACAACTTCTCAAATTACTACGGCTACGAAAATCGATAATTTATCCGGAATAGATACAGCCGGTGTACAGAATGGATATACATTAGTTTATGACAGCACATCAGGTAACTGGCAAGCAAAACCTGCTTCCGATGTTGCCGCTAATGTTAGTGCTATAGACGGTGGAACATTTTAATAAATACATTAAATAGGAGAAAATAATGTCAACAACTATTCAGATTAAAAGAAGTACAGGCTCAGCAGCCCCAGTAGCTTCTGATTTGGTTGAAGGCGAATTAGCGTATGCTGAGGATAGATCCGGTGACGGTGCTTCTGCTATACTTTATATCTCTTCTATAGATTCAGGATCTGCAGAAGTTATACAAAAGATAGGCGGTAAGTACTATACAGACATTATTGATGGAGCAGCTAGTGCAAATACTGCTAACAAACTTGTAAAAAGAGATGGTAGTGGTAATATTGCAGCAGGCACTATAACTTTTGGATCATTAAGTGATGGTACAATAACAGCAACTGCATTTGTTGATGAGGATAATATGGCATCTGATAGTGCTACTTTAATCCCAACTCAACAATCAGTTAAAGCGTATGTTGATTCAACAGCAGCAGCAGCTTATGACTTAGATATTAGCGGTGACAGTGGTACTGGTAAAATCGAACAATCAGAAACATTTGCTATCACAGGTGATACAGGTATTACAACAGCAGTATCAGGCAATGGACTTTCTATTGACCTAGATGATACAGCAGTTACAGCAGGATCATATGGTTCTAGCTCAGCGATTCCTGTATTAACTATCGACGCACAAGGTCGTATTACAGCAGCTAGCACAGCAACAACCAGCTCTACTTTAACTATTGGCGCTGACAGTGGTTCAGATGACACAGTTACAGTAGGAACAGACACACTTAACTTCGCAGGAACGGCCAATGAAGTTGAAACTACGGTTTCAAACAATACAATAACAATTGGTTTACCAAACAATGTAACAATTGGTGGTAACCTAACTGTATCAGGAACTACAACAACAGTAGATTCTACAACACTATCCGTTGCAGACCCATTAATCATATTAGCATCTGGTAATAATTCATCAGACGCATTAGATATCGGTTTATACGGACTTTATGATACTTCTGGTTCACAAGACTTATATGGTGGTCTTTTTAGAGACGCCAATGACTCAGGTAAATGGAAGTTATTTAAAGACTTACAAGCAGCACCAACCACAACTGTAAACACATCAGGAACAGGTTATGCCCAAGCAACACTTGTAGCAGCATTAGAATCATCAAGTGCTACTATTACAGGTGGAACAATAACAGGTATTACTGATCTTGCAGTAGCAGATGGTGGTACAGGAGCTAGTACATTAACAGCAAACGGTATTCTATATGGTAATGGCACAAGTGCTATACAAGCAACTGCAGCAGGAACCGATGGATACTTTTTATATTCCAATAGTGGAACACCAGCATGGACCAACAGCATTGATGGCGGTACATATTAATAATTAAAGGAAATTGAAATGGATGATAGATTAATTAATGAATATATTAAAAACTTAGCAGCAGAAGTTCAAAGTTTAAAAATGGAGAACATACTGTTAAAAACTAGATTAGGACTTTTGGCAAATCCAGCCCAACCAGAAGAGGCTCAAGAAGAGGAACAACCTCAACCAGAGCCACAAGAAGATTGGGATGAACAACCCGAGGCTCCTAAGTTGAAACCTGCAGAATTAGGTTCGGCAAGAAACGAAGACGGAAACTTTAGTAACTAAGGTAACAAATGGCAGTAATAATAAAACCAAAGAAGTCGGAAACTGCAAGCAGTGCACCTACTACAAGTAATTTAGCAGTAGGTGAGATAGCGGTAAACACCGCAGATAAAAAGATATACATTAGAGATTCTAGTGATAATATCATTACACTTGCACAGTACGGTGAATTTGATGAAAGTTTAGTATTTCCTACAGGAGACTATGGAGATTTAACTGCACTTTCAACAGATGCCTTTGGTCAATTAACTGACAAAATTTATGATTGTAAAGGCGATCATTCTTCTGTTACCCCGTCTATCAAGTTTAGAACAGCAACAGTAGACTTTGGTTCTGTAGCGTAGGTATGTTATTTAAAAAGATTAGGAGAAAATAATGCCAACACAGGTACAATGGAGAAGAGGAACAACAACACAGAACAATTCCTTTACGGGTGCTGAAGGTGAGGTTACCGTTGATACTACGTTAGATACGTTAAGAATACATGACGGATCTACAGCAGGAGGACACAGATTATTCAAATGGACTGAGGCACTTGGATTAGGTGATTTAAGTGATCCTAATGATGATGCCATATTGTTCTGGGACGATAGCGCTGGTAATTTAGCATGGATGTCAGAGAGTACTGGTTTATCTATATCAGGTACAAGCATTTCATTAAGTCATTTAGGAATAGAAAGTTTATCAGATCCTAATGCAGACAGAATTGTTTTCTGGGACGATAGTTCAGGAGCTTTACAATGGCTTACTATAGGTAGTAATTTAACACTTTCAGGAACAACTTTAAGCGCAGACTATGACGGGGACATAACAGGAGTAACAGCAGGAGATGGTTTATCAGGTGGAGGAACATCTGGAGGAATAACTGTTGCCCTAGATTTAAATGAATTAACAGCAGCAACAGTAGATGTTGCAAACGATAGTATCGCAATTATAGACGCAGGCGATAGTAGTTCAAAGAAAGAAGCAATTTCAGATTTAATATCTGCCATAGCTGGTACAGGATTATCAGGAAGTTCAGGTGTACTAAACGTAGGAACACTTAACCAAGACACAACAGGAAACGCAGCAACAGCAACAGCACTTGAAACAGCTAGAACTATTAATGGTGTTAGTTTTGATGGTACAGCAAATGTAACCACACTAACAGCAGGAACTGGAGTTTCAGTTTCAGGCACAGCAGTTTCAATAGGACAAGCAGTAGCAACAACAGACGATGTTACATTTGCAGATGTAGCAGCAACAGGTAATGTTACTATTACAGGTAACTTAGATGTAAACGGAACAACTACAACTTTAGATTCAACCAACTCTACAATAACAGATAGATTGATTGAACTAGGAAATGGAACAACAGGAACACCAGCAAATGATATGGGTCTGGTTTTTGTAAGAGGAGATTCAGACAATGCG